GTATTAAAAATTATCAACAAGGAATGGACATTCAAGAACAATTTGAAGGTTATTTAAGAGAAGAGGTGGATCTACTGAACAAATTTGAAGATAGTCATTTTAAACAATTAGAAGTATTTTATACAAACAGTCAAGCTGACCATGTCATCAATAAAGATAAAGCGCAATTTAGTGATTTGCCATTTCACACTACCTTATACAAGGAAGTTAACGGTAAACGTGTTAAATTAGGTACATTGTTAAACTGGACTAAAGCTGAACGTTTGGACACAATACGACATGAATCAATGATTAAAGATGAACGGCTACGTCGCCTAATCGATTTCGACTATAGTTGGATTGATTATGCGGTTGTATTGCAGCGTTATCTGGATGAGGGAAATGTGATTGCACCTGCTGATATTCTCAAGTTTGACAGTGACTTCATCAATAATATAAAGCATCCAACTGAAAAGAACAATTTCTTAGATATTAAAGTGATAAAGGAATGTGAAACCTACATCTTGATGAAAGATGATAACGGTATTCGTGACCCTGACATATTGCGTGCCTGGGAACTCGATTCAATACCAGATGTTATTGAACTTGATGTTGATGGCGAAGTTAAGAAGTTTAATCTAAGAAAGGAGATGATAAAAAGAATACAGGATGAAGCTCCAGTGTATTTCTTTGCATCCGTATCGTTATGCAGTCGCAATTTGGATCCAAACATATCAGAGGTCAAACTGTGGTTGGAATATTTCATAGGGAGTGAAGATTTCTTCGGGTTCAATGGACCAAATGTGGTTGTGTCAAAGTCTTTGTTAGCTGCCAAACGTTTTGAAGTTGTTGTTAATCACTTAAGGAAGGTTGCAGCTTTTGAATTGGATGATGAGTCTAAAGAAGTGATGACTGAATGGCTTAAATACATAATGATCGATCCAGTTTATAGATCATATAAAAATAGAGGTGCTTTTGGTAATCTGAATCAACATGTGTTTGCAAGGACTAAGAGTGAGGGATTGTCATGGTCTCTTATTGACATTGGTACGACAAATTTTGAATTAAAGCCGACTAAGAAACTAGCTGGCTCATACGTTAAGAAATTCAACTTAGTTGATGATGTGCTGGTTGAGGAATCGTTGAAAGATTTGCGTAATGAGGGTCTATACAAGATGGCTGATATAACACGTAGGATGATTGATGCTGATATAACGCCTGAAAACGTGAAGAAGGGAAAGTTGAATCGATTAGCTTTATCGTATTGTGGTTACACTGGGTCGCATTCAGCAACAGCTATGGTTAAGCAGTTCAATGGTACGAAGGATTTAGATCCTAACTGTGACCCAATGTTCGTCGATATAGTTAAAGACAACATGAAAGTTTACATGCAGGAGGGCTTACAGAAGTACCCTCATGGGTCAAGAAAAATTAATAGATTGGACATATTATTCAAGGGTGGTACATCATCTGCCAGTAGTACAAACGAACATGCTACTGTTAACGGTAGGTTCAGATACAGGTCGGAGTTATATCGGGAACGTGATGTAAATTCGTCGACAGTATTCAAGACAGCAACAGCTGGACAGTATAGAGTGGTGAAAAAGATTTCTGCTAAACTTAAGAGTAAGAATGCTAACATAATAACTCATCCAATGAATTTTATAAACTCTAAAGTCAGTGACTTAGACGTAGTTGTCAACGCTGGTTCAAGATTGGTGAGAGGGACTAGAGCTAAACGTATAATAACTCCAAATTATGGAACAATTTATGCAGCTTCATTGATGACAGTGCTTCCGGCTGTTAGGTTATTAAGTTCAAGGGCTAGTAACATGGGAGCTTTGAGTACTCAAGGAAGTCTCGTAGACCGTGCACCACATGATGTGATGGCTCCTCAATTGGCTGTGACTTCCAGTGATGACGTCTCAAAGGTTTGTGTTGCAAAGGATTTCGGACAATTCGACACTAGTCAGTGGGGTCAAATATCCAAAGCTCATGCAGATGGAGTGCGCTCAATGAAAGTTCATTATTCTATGGGACACGATGCTTTGGTCGATTTAGATTTGAATGATGCTTCATTTGCGGATTTGTTAGAAGTTACAGCCATGTCTTTTGAAAAACCATTGAAATACAAGATGAACGGTTTAGTTTGTGAAAGTGCTGGTGTTAAGTCGGGCGAATTGACAACACAAACTCGCAATACCACGACCAATATTTCACATTCAACTGTGGCATTAGATGATTATAATAACAGAGCTTATCGTTTGAACTTGCCGAAGCTAGAATTAGTCACAGATAATAAAGTAGGTGACGATTCGGTTGAAGTTTTGAGAGTGGTGGACGGCTCACCATTGACACCTGAAATTGCAAAACTATATGTGAGTTGTATGCAGGATCATGCTGACAGGAATCATCTGGAGATTTCAGCGAAACGTACAATCGTAGGCAACAACGTTGCAGAGCATATTAAGATTTGGGTCTTTAAGGGTTACTTGGCTCTCGATGTATTTCTGGACAGTGTGACCTCAGAGAAAAATAGTTTTTCCAATTTGAACTATTTGGAGCAAGTAAATATATTGTATGATATGGCTATGACACTAATGATTAGATATTGCAGCGTGCAAGCGTGTATGACACAATTTTGCAATGACATGAAGTTGTTGAATGGAATTAGGGCTGGCAATTATACATTTATTCCTACTCCGAAAATTATATGTGCATATGGTACTCCTGAAATATGTTTGAGAGCCCCTGAGATACGATCATTTGGTAGATATTTACCAATTGACAAGGATGAATACTCTGTATTGAATGACTTAGTTGCATCACTAAGTACCAACAAACCAAAGATGGAGTTTGTATCGCAAATGATCGAGCAGAATGGCAATAAAGTACACAGTTTATGGCTTGATCACTTCAAACGTAAAAATGACGTCAATCCTAATGGAGGGGGTATCCATATATCTGAAGGACTTAAACGTCTAATGCCTGAGTATTGTGAGAAACATTTGAATGAATTAGTGTACAAGACGTTAGATGATAAGGTCATTCGCGACTATACATCTGATATCATTATTTCTAATATTTGTAAAGGTAAGTTAAGTAAAGCGCCAAAACTAGCATTTTATGCTAATTTCTATCTTTCATTGACTAACACAAACGGAGTTGACTCTCCATACCTTACCGCCGATGAAGGAGTGAAGAATGTGCATAGAGTTATCGGTTTGTCATACAGAAATACATTATCAACTAGTCCAACTTCCAATGTAGATAGGATCCTTAGAAATAATCCGGGATCTGCTCCAGCTTACTTAACTGGCAACGACATACTTGGTGTTTTATCGGATTACCCATATCAAAACTGGCGTACAGTTGTTGAACTATTGGACATTACCGAACCATCAGCAACGGCAATAATTGAAGTAGCTACTAATCAAATGCATGCGTACTTAGCAGATAAGGATTTGAATACCGCAAATCTATTCGATAATACTTCCCGTACTTACGATATCTCTGATCGTACGTATCCTAAGTTTGTTAACATAACATCCAGCTTGTCAAACAGTAATAGACGTGGTTTTCAGATTGAAGCTATGAAGCATGTTATATATATGGCTAGACGTGGTGTGGCTGTACTCGCCAACACACATCCAACAAAAATTGGAAATACTGTATACTATGACTACTAAAATACGATTAACTGGTTAGATCTGCTGAACTCTTATTAGCCTTCGAACTCTTGAATGCCTTGGATAATTTAGAACTGAC